TCTATTGTTGGAAGAACATCAATACCTCTAGCATTAAAGGGTTGAGTGATGTAATTTAGATAAGCAGATGTCATTCTCCTTTCTTCTTCCGAGGCAAAAACAATTCCTTTTGATCCCGTTGATTGCGTTGATTCCGTTGATGATGTTGTGTCTTCTCCTGGAGGTATAGAACTTTCACCTGATAATGATTCTGCAGAAATACTATCTTTCTTACCCAGAACATAATTTGACCAAACTTCGTGAAATCTCTTTGACCCTTCAATATGAACATGAGGTCCTGTTGATTCTCCAGTGCTGCCTTGAATACCTAAAAATTTTCCTGCTTTAACTGTTTCACCACTTTTTACAAAAAGTTTGCTAAAGTGTCCAAATAAAGCAAGATTTTTTCCACTTGAATCGACAAGTTCTACGGCATTTCCATATCCACCTGCAACGCCAGCATATTTTACTATGGCATCCACAGGAGTTGGAACATTGTAATTTGGATACTTTGGTCCATCTATAATATAATCTTTAGTAATTCCATATTTTCTCACAGAATCACCAGTTCCATGGTGTTTTCTAAGTTGATTAAAATTAACTGGAGCACTTAATGGTGTTAATCCACCGCCCGAACTATGTAAAATAAGTCCACCACCGGAAGCATACATTCTTCCACCAGAATATGTTGGACGGTTTGTTCCACCTCCAAGTTTATTCATAGAAAGTAAGAAGTCTTCACCAAATGTTTTAACTGCTGGTTTGGAGAAAACGATCTCTCCTTCAGTCAGATTGGCAGGGACCCTATCAATTCCAGATGGACCCTCAACTACCCCACCATCATCATACTCACCAACTCCTTGTAACATTCCATATGGACTTGCTGCTCCCATATCACCAACACCACCAACACCCTGAAGACCTAATCCCCTTCCTGCTTGTGCTCGTGCTTTATTTTCTGCTTGAGTTTCTCCTGCCTGTCTTTGTCCAGTGACTTCATTTGCGGCAACAGCAGCTCCTGTAACAGCGAGTGGAACTGCAACAAAAGGATTTCTAACAATTCTAGCAGCTGCACCCAAAAGTCCTCTACCACCTCTACCTCTACGAAGACCAGAGAGAAGACCTTTTCCTTTTGCAAGGTCAGCAATCATTCTAACAAGGAACTTTATTAAATTTCTCCCCAACCACCTAACGACTTTAACTAGTGGATTATTAAGAGCAACATATAAAAGTAATAACTTTCCTGCATTTCTAGAAAGAAAATCTACAATTGCATTAAAAGTTGTAATATTTTTGGGGTCTGATATCCAATCTATAAGAGTATTTGCTACCCACCCCAAAAGTAAAAGACCTATAGCATCACGAATTCTTTGAAAAATACCGATGACAGGCTTAAAGGTTTTTTCAAGTGCGTTAACAATTCCTTTGGAAGTCTTTTCTAATGAAGACTCTTTTGCTGTTTTATCTTCCTTATCTTTACGTGCCTTTTTATCTCTCTCATTTTTCTTTTTCCGTGCTTCTTCTTCTGATAAATTCTTCCAAATATCATTCAGAAGAGAATCAATTTTTCCTAAGATTTCTGCATTATCGTCTACAAAATTTTCTTTAGGTAAAACTCTACGTGATAAAGAACCTGCTGCAGGAGCACGATACTTAACTAACCCCGCACCTCCAGTTTTTCCACTAAAAACTGCCCGAGGATTGATTGTTGTTTTTTTAACTTTTACTGAATTTGTTTTTCCTTTAACTCTTTGAAACTCCTCACGAACTGCCATCTCTTCATCACGGGAAAGACCACCCTTTCCCACACTAATCTCAACTAACTTTTCACGCAAATATCCTTTATAGGATTGCATATCAATTTCATCGGTCTCTTCAAGGCCCAGTATTTTAAGTATGTCTGTGCTTACTTGTTCAACCGCCATTTTGTTGTTTGAGTTTCTCTTCTTCTAAATGTTGTTTTAATAAACTAACATAAACATCTCTTTCCCAAGGAATCCAATTTTCAATATCCCTCAAAGAATATTTATGGTACTGCATCAAGGCAAAGTTTATTTTATAGTATGACTCCAAATCAATATGGTTCATACTCACCCGAAAAAAGATGCTAAGCCCTCCAAAACGACGGTACTCTTAACTTTTGTTTTTGGATTTGTCACTTCAATTTTGTGACTCAACTTTGGCATTGTTTCAAAAAACTTTTCAATTTGTTTAAATTGATTTGAATTTAATTGTTCTAAAAATTCAATTAATTCTTTTTTAGTCACATCCTCCGATGCCCAAGATTCATCTTGATTAAAAATAACATCAATGCAGGAAGCAATTAAATCAAATGATTGTTCTATACTTGCATTATTACCAGTAAAATCAAAATTATTTTTAATAAATTCTTCTAATGATGGATATCTCAATCTCATCGTAAGATTATCATCAAGTTTAATGTCCTTATTATGTTCTTCTGTTTCCTGGACTTCAATTTCATCCAATACAATTTTGACTGGAACTGTCGTCTCTTCATCATCAGGACAAATAATACTAACTTCTACTTCCTCTCCAACAGATTTTCCTCTGATGTTCAAGAACAAGTATTCAATATCAAAAGTAGGTAATCTTTCAATTTTAATTCCCTTTGTAATGATACAATTATTCAAGACATTTTTAATTGCTGTAGAAATTTGCTTATTATCCTGACTTTCTAAAGCAAGAACTAATACTTTTTCCTCTTTAACTAAAAATGGTCTATATTGTACCTCTTGTTTTGTTGAGGGTAATACAAGATGGTATACTGGTGTGGCAATCTTCGGTAAAGGCATTGTGAAATATACAATTCAGTGTGATTATTTATTCAGTATCTTAAAATGTTGCTCTCGGGAAATCTCTTGTTGCTAAAATAATTGGACCTGGACCTCTACCTGCTCCTGCTGGATTTGGTCCAGGAACACGATAGGAAAGATCATTAGTTACAATTCTTCTAAGTTCAGGTACGTTCTGATTTAATGCTTCTGAAAGTAATCTTTTTTGTGTTGCTGTTCCAACTTTCTCAATCATTTGTCTATTTTGCAATGCATTAATGAAAAGATCTTGTCTTCCAGGGGGCACATCAGTAAGAGGATTGTTTATATCTAAACCCGTGGTATCAACGCCAAATTCTTGTTGAGAAGCTGGAGGAATAGTAGAAGGCACAAAAGATCCAACTCTATCAAATACATATCTATCATATGAAAAAGATACAGAGCATTTTAAAATGTCTGAGGAATCATATGAAACAGGCATAGATGTAATATCAATTGGAAAAGCATTTATAAACCTATAAGAAATTTTATCATAAAGTCCCTCATCTTTATTGAATTTAGCAATATAAAAATTGCACTTATAAGCACTTGGGTAATTAAATCTAAATGATCCCCTTTGACCATTTTCTTCATGAATCGCAGATCCATTTCCATAAGGACTTGCAATATAACTCATCCAAGATTCAAAAAATCTAATAACTTTATACGAACTATCAACATAAAAAGTTAATTGAAGATCATTGTAAATCTTTCGATATGGAAACTTTTGTGAGACACCTGGAAAATCAGTTGTCATCTCTGTCGTTGCAAAAGAGTTTCCTGGTAAGGAAGCTTCATTGCAATACATTCCAATATCACTTGAAACAAAGGCAGGATCTACTCCAAAAGAAGTTAAAATTTTACTAAAAGGAGGAGCTCCTGCATTAGTTTGTCCACCTGCAACAGTTTCATTTACTAAGTGAACATAGTACTGAGAAGTCTGTGCAAGTTTAGTAAATCTACTCAGTATTTCTGAGGTTTTATAATGTCTTACTGGAATATTTCCTGCCATGGAAATAAATATTTTTTAGTGATTATATACTATGTAGATGAGTTACAAAGGAAAGTTTCGTCCAAGCAATTACAGAAAATATAAAGGTGACCCAACCAACATCATTTATAGATCTCTTTGGGAACTTAGATTTATGAAATGGTGTGATACAAATGAAAACATTTTAGAATGGGCAAATGAAGAATTTTGGATTCCATATCGTTCTCCCCTCGATAATCGTGTTCATAGATACTTTCCAGACTTTTACGTCAAAGTAAAAGAAAATAATGGAACAATTAAAAAGTATGTAATTGAAGTAAAACCGATGCGACAAGTTCTTGAGCCAAAGATACAGAAAAGAAAAACTCAAAAGTATATTACTGAGGTCAAAGAATATGCCAAAAATCAAGCAAAGTGGGAAGCAGCAAAGGAATATTGCAAAGATCGCATGATGGAATTTAAAATCATTACAGAAAAAGAACTTGGGATATGAATAGAATATCCGAAAAAGATCAATCTATTATCAAGTCATACAGAGACCCTGATGATAGAATGATAGCAATTATCGAACTACTAACTGAAATAGATGTCATACCAGATGTAGGGCAACTATATACGTTTGTCTACTCGCCAAAGACACCCGAAATAGAATACGATCAACATCCTTTAGTAGCAGTGTCAGACATTTATCGTTGGGGATTTAGAGGATACAACTTTCACTGGAAATCCCCACACAACTACACTTGGTTAGAGTTAGTTGGTAATTTGCATAAAGTTCGAAAGGAAGAACTAAATACTTTATTAACATTGAACTATCAAAAGTTCAGAATAAATACTTAAAAAAAGTAAATGGGAAGATCGCGAGGATCAAATCCAGACCCTAAAAATCCAGCAAGAGAAATAGGTTCGTTTAATCAATCTTTAACTTTTCAGGCATCCAGCGCTGGAAGAGGTGGCGCTACACCAAATGTTACTACTAACAGAACTTATGTTTTAGAAGCTAATTATCAAACTGGAAATCGAGCATTATATGCTACTAATGCTTTCGGGGGTAGAGGATCTCCAGTTGCAACAAAAAGTCCAAATGGTAGATGGCAAGTGACAGGTGCCCTCTCTAACCCAGATGAAAGAAGTGCATTGCAGCAATCTTTAAATAAAGGTAACTTTGGAAAAACCTTAAACAATGAATTACAAAGTGTTGCCACTGGTGATTTAGGATCAGATCAATATAATAGAATATTTAATTCAAGTGTAGCAAAAACTCCAGAAAAAGGATCATCTCCTGGTGGGGGAGGAAATTCTCCAAAAGGACCTGGAGGGAGTAGCTCTAAGACTACTCCTGAAGATTCTGAAACAATGAAATCTGCAATAAGCACTGGAGTAAAAGCACGAACACAATACGCTTCCAGTTCTGAATTAAAATATCCCTCCCAGTATGATGGTAATGATTATTTGACAATCACTATGCTTCGTTATGTTGCAGACCCCAATCTTGGATTGGGGAAAAATCCAAATGCCACAGGAGAAGGTGAAGGAAATGTTTTAACCCTTAATCCAGATCTAGGTTTATCTAGACCATCTCAAAGATTAGCAGGGAAAAAAAATGTGCTAGCTACAATCAGTCTTCCAATACCCGCAAATTTAGTAGACCAAAATCTTGTTGGTTGGGGAAACGGTGATATAAATGCTCTTGAAGCTTATGGTGCTGGAGCTGCTGCTAGGTTAATGCAGTCCGCATTTAATGTTGGAGCACAGGCAGGGGCAGAAGTTTCTGCTGCTGCGGGAGCACTTAGAAATAATAAAGATGCTGCTAAAACTCTAATTACCTCTAAACTTGCCGCCCAAATCATCGGCATAGACAACAAAAACCTTTTATCAAGGTCAACTGGAGCAATTTTAAATCCAAACTTAGAACTTCTTTTTAATGGACCTTCATTGAGAACGTTTAATTTTAGTTTCAAAATGACACCGAGACATCAAAAAGAAGCAATTGCTATTCGGAAAATCATAAGAACTCTAAAACAGGGAATGGCACCAAAAAGCACTGCGTCTGGAATATTTCTTGCTGCTCCAAATATATTTGAATTGGAATTTAAGTACATTGATCCAAAAATTAAAGAAGCAACAGCTAAAAGGCATCCTTTTTTACCAGTTTTAAAACCTTGTGCTCTACAAAATTTATCCGTTAATTATATGCCAGATGGTTCTTATATGACTTATGGTGATGGTTCTATGATTGCTTATGATATGACTTGCTCTTTTGCTGAACTTGAACCTATCTTTGACCAAGACTACGATGAACTTGAAAAATCAGCTGAACAAGACTCACTCATAGGTTACTAATATGTACTTCAAAAAATTACCAAATATCAAATATCATACAAAATTACCTGGTAGCAATTCTAGTTTAGATTCTGTTATTGCAAAAAACCTTTTTAGAAGAGGAAAAATTCGTGCTGATATTTTCAATAATGTATCCTTATTTACAAAATATTCCATTATTGGTGATGAAAGACCCGAACAAGTTTCAGAAAAGTTCTATGGATCTCCTTTATATGATTGGGTTATCTTAATTTCCAATAATGTTATCGACATAACTAATGAATGGCCCTTAAGTCAACAAACTTTTTATGATTACTTAATTGAAAAATATGGATCCGAAGAGGCACTAAACAACATCAAATATTATAAGACTTTAGAAGTTACAAATTCAGCAGGTCAAATCGTACAAAATGAAGATTTGATTGTTGATGCAACTTTTTACAATAAGTCTAGTTTATCTGGTTTTGCTGCACTGGAATACTATGATGAAAATCTTGCATCTATGGTTCAAAAAGCAGGATCAGAAATTTCAATTCCAGTTACAAATATAGATTATGAAAATGAAATTAATGAAAATAAAAGAAATATATTTATCTTGAGATCTCAATATCTTCAAGATGCATTAAACGATCTTGAAGATATTGGAACTTATAAACAATCTTCAGATTATATTTCAGATAGTCTGAAGAATACTGATAATATTTACACTACCAGTGTTTAATCACTCTTCAGCAAGTCGTTGAAAATAGGACAGAGCATCATCTTCATCTTCATCGTTTGAAGGACGACGAACGGAAGCTTCCACTGAAGGAAGTTCTGGTTTAGGATGACGTGAAGAGAAATCGGGAGTATAAGACCCACGATCATTGTCTTCGTCGTCAACTTCCTCATCAATGCGATGTTGTTGAGGTTTGGTATTCAGAACATAGTTAAGACGCTTCTCAAGTTCATCGTAAGTCTTGAACTGATCAGCAGCAAGGAACTGAGTAAGAGAGTATTCTTTCTTCCAGAGCCCTTCAAGGGCATCGTCATCACTCAGCAGAGGAGAAGGGCGATCAAACTCAGACTTGTCATAATTCCAGTAACCATCTTTCTTTACAATTTTTAGTTTGAAGTTTGCACCTTGCCAGAAATCAAAAGGATTGATTGCTTCTTCATCCTCAAACTCAGGTTGCATTGCACCCATAATCTTATCAAAGATCTTCTTACCAAATTTATAAAGGAATACTTTTCCCTCATTTTGAGGATTAGCAGGATCTTTTACAATATAAATGTTGACGTAGTAAGACAGTTTGCGTTTTTGTTTACGTACAGTTTCTTTATCTTTATCATTACCACTATTCCAGAGTTCACGATTGTAATCTGAAACAGGATCTTTTTGATTTAGAGTAGTCAAACTATTTTCAATGTACCATCCACCAGGACCTTGAAATGCGTGACTCCAAACTTTAGACCAAGGGAGATCTTCACCTTCGGGAGCAGGCAGAAACCGAATGGTCGCAAAACCATTTCCCACTTTATCTACCTCAGGTTTCCAAAACCTTTCATCTGCAACTGATTCTCCAGCACTAATTTTTTCTACTTCTTTTACTAACTTAGCAGTAAGCGAACCAAGTTTAGATTGTTTTTTAAGATCTGAAAAGGACATTTGTATTCTCCGTATTAGTTGTATTTGTTGGATTACTTTTGTATTTTAATGTGTAGGTCAATTTTTGTCAACCTGCTTTTTTGTGTTTTCTAAAATAACTTTCATATTATCAAGAAGAGTAAACAAGTCAACATTACGAGGCATTCCCATTTCAATTGCGTGATCGATAATGCGTTGCTTCATTTCCTGTGCTTCTGGATCATCAGATAAACTAAGTCTGGTATATAAAACTTTTTGAGCTTCTATCAATCGCTCTAAAGACTCAAGATGTTCTAATCGCCCTTCTTTATCCATCAAGGCAAAACCAAACATATTATCGTATACTTCTTTTTGTAGTTCAGAAAGTTTACGAACTTCTTCTTGAACGATATCGGAACTAAAAAAACTCATACCTTACCTAAGACAACTTCTTTCACAATTCTTCTATATTCAAACACATCAATATTTATGAACGGTTTGTATTTTTTAATCCTCATACTTACAAGTTTCCAAACAGGATCTAGTAACTTTTTATCAAAGTTCTTAGAGTAAAAAAAGATATCATCATAGATTACCATTGTTTCAAGAGAAGTGTTTTTACTCAAAAAACTTTTAAGAAGGATTGGGTGACCTTTAGTACAATCAAATATATCATCTAATTTGTTTTTTGAGAATAACTTTTCAGTTTCTTCCTTAAATCTATATTTTAATCCTTGGATTCTTTTTTGCCACTCTAAGTAATTTTGATTTCCATTTCTAATGATGTCACCAATCCAAAGTGAATGTGGGTCATCACACAAAGCAAAATTAGCAATAAAAAAATTTTCTACTTCTTTATCACTTTTTTGTCTAGAAGTTTTTTCAAAAAAATAACGGTCTTTACGTTTGTAAAAAGACTCTAATGTTGCTTTTGATTTACCACAATACTTATGATAATCATATGAAATTTTTGTAAAATGATTCTTAAATGCCAAATATGTTTTATAACAATCAAAAGGAGTCATTAAAACTTTAACATAGCCTTACTTGTTTTTTTAAGAAAATTAAGTTGAGTTGCTTCAAATTTTAATTTTTCTTTGAGGGGTTTTGAAATCAATTTGGGAATTGTCTCTAACTCCACAGAGTTTTCCTCACAAAATTGAAGTATAGCATCAATATAAGATGTTTGATTTTCTTTTACAATTGTTTCAATTTTTTGAGAAAATTTATTAGAACATAAAAATTTTTCCTCTAAAGCTTTAGTGACGGGATCTTTCATTATGGTTTTGTATTACAAACTTTTTAATGTATTGTACTAATAGTTTAATATACTCTGTTTTATTTCTTTTGTCAAATATTTTTACATCACCATTTGGAGTTACCATAATAGTGATAAGTTTGACAGGAGGTATCTCTGTTAATTCATAGTAAGCAGCAGCATAAAACATTTCTTGAACGAAATAATTTTCAATCCACTCTTCAGGTTTAATTTCATCTGAAGTTTTAAAGTCGATAACTGCTAGTTCACCTTCATATTCAGCAATACAATCTACTCTTCCAGCAACTCCAAAATATTCTGAGTAAAGAGTTCTCTCAATTGCGTGAATATTATTTATCTTGTCAAGGTAAGGTTTTGCATAAAAAAACATGAATTTTGTTAATGGTTTATAATCATCCCAATTTAACTCTTTGTTCTCAAGATAGTCTTGACATACTTGGTGAAAATCGGTTCCCCTTGCTGCAGCTTTTCTGCTGATTTGATTTGCTTTTTCTTCACCAACTCTTTTACGCCATTCTAATATTTTTTCTTTTTTGAAAAATCCTGTAACTGTAGTAATGGAAGGCACCCAATTTCCACTTGGAAGTAAGTAGAAACGAGTGCCATTTTCTTCTTTTTTCTGTAATTCAAGTTCTCCAATATGGTTCAGATGAGTAAATGTCATAAATTAAGACCTATCTTTGCCATAATATATTCTTTTACAATACCAGAACGAACAATGTCCTCAACACCAAACTCAATCATATCAAATGAAGGCATCTCACGAAGTATTCTCATAAAATCAATAATTCCATTTCTCTCATTTGTCTTAACTAAATCTGATTGAGTAGCATCTCCACAGAAGCAAATACGACTATCTTCACCGACACGAGTGATAATACTATCTAACTCATGGAAGTTTAAGTTTTGAAATTCATCTACAATAATAATTGCTTTATCTAGAGTTGTTCCACGCAAAAATGATGTGCTCCAGAATTTAATCGTTTCTTGTGCTTTTAAATTACCATAGAGCATTTCAAAGTCAGCATCAGAAGGCATTTGGAACATGTACTTTACCATATTCTTATAAGGAATTTGATAAAGTGCAGATTTATCTTCATGATCGCCAGGAAGAAAACCAATTTCCCGAGTAGCAACAAGAGACCTGACGATATAAATTCTTTCGTAAGGAGTTTTTTCGTCTAAAACATCGCAAAGTGCATTATAAAGTGTAATGAATGTTTTACCTGTTCCAGCGCATCCATAAGCAACTAAGTGTTGTCCTTCTGTGTAAGCATCAAATAGTTTTTTTTGATTATCTGTAAGTGGATCGATATCAATTAGAAGGTCGGAATTAATTGGTTTCTTACGTTTTATTTGTTTTGCAGTCATACCAACTCCGATTGGTTGGTCATTCGTTCTTCTTTTTCTTGCCATAGGTTCAGACTGGTTTTACGCGAGATCCTGGAGCTTTTGATGCTTTATGCAAAACATCATTCCAACCTGGGTGAGTTTTTTTGAGTTTGTCATAAACCTCACCCAACTCACCCGAGTTCGGACAAGTTGATGGATCTGACCAGTCTCTGTCCCAATCAGGATTATCTTGTTTCCACTGATCCCAATCATGGACGCTCATCTTGACTTCTTTCTGCTCACCAGTTTGCCTATTAACAACGGGATATACTGCCATATATTTTCATAAAGTGTAAGAATATTTAGTCTATACGAATGGATGGTGCGTCCACACATTCATCACATCCATCACGCTTCCAACCAAGTGCTTCCGATACAGCAGGAAACTGACAGGTGAATATACAACGAACTGCTTCTGCGATTTCCATGTGTTCCTTCTGAGTTCCATGAGAAGAACGCAAGTCTATGTAGTGAATCCAGGAACGCACGGAACCCGTCATATACAGGCGTGTGGGCGTTGCTAGAGGCAGCACAAACCTAGCACACTCTTTTGCGACTCCTGCCTCTAGAAGGCGATTATAGAGGTGTAGAGCATGTTCAAAATGAACACGAATATCTTCACTCAAAACCAGTTTCAGATAGTCTGGAATATCATCAATACTATTCTGACGATTCTTATCATCTTGCCGCCGAAGTTCTGGAAGAGGAATCGTCTTGCTCAGGAGATTCGTATCAGCATAGCGTTGTGAAAACTCTTGATAGGTGAATGATCGATGACGAAGTATTTGAGCTGCGATACCACGAGTGGTGTTAATCTCCACAGTCATTGTTGCCTGCTCAAAGATACTCCAGTGTTGATGCTGAATACAATACTTGAGTAGTCCAGAGAACTTTTCGCTCTCTTGATTTGCAGGATTACTCACCCGAGCACAATATGCCATGTGCTTCTCTGCATCAGGTGTAACGCTGATTAGTTTTACTTCTGGTTTCATATACTCAAATTCAGTCTGGATATCCATCATCATCACCATCATAAAACACTTCGTCGTACTCGCTAATGTAAGGTGCTACTTCTTCATAGTTCGCTCTATAAGCATCTACGTCTGAATAAATCTCAGATTTTAAAGAGTCCACTAGTAACTCTAGATTATGAACAATCAGTTTAAGTCTTTCTTTATCCATAATAATACATAGTCTTCAAGTATTTTACTACAAAAAAAGGAGGGTGTAAACCCTCCCCTGTTAATCAGTATTTATACAACCATTGAATATAGGTTGAAAGTAAGATTGTCCCTAGAGATATAGTAGCAGTTAAAGATATAACGGTTTGTGCCATTACTTTGCTCCTACTAGTTGTGCTAGTTGTGCTTGATGACGACGCTCCTCTTTTTGCTTTTGTTCCTTAATCAATTGTAGGAAGTTAAGTTTTTTCATT